GCTACCCGGCGCCTCCTCGCCGCGGGGGTCGTCTCGCACCCCCTCTACGGGGCAGCGTCGGCCCCGATCCTCGCCGCGCTGCCCTCGGTCGACCCCATGCGTCGGGAGCCCGACGTGTAGCCGCTTGCGCGGTTACGCCGCTTGCGATACGCTGTCACCATGGAACCTCGCATCGACCGCCGCCGCAAGCCGCCCGGGGAGAGCCCCCGGGTAACCGTCGCCTTTCGCGTCGATCCCGCCCTCCGCGCCAAGGCCCAGGGCCTCGCCAAGGCGCGGGGCGTCCGCACCACCACGATCCTCTGCGAGGCCCTCGCCCGCGGGCTGGCCCAGGAGCCATGATGCGCCCAACCGCCCTCGCCATCCTGCTCGCCTGCGGTGGGCCCGCCGAAGACACTGGGTCGGCCCCGCACCCCGCGATGTCGCGCGAGGTCTTCGTGCGCCACTTCGGGCCCGCGTGGTGCGCCGCGATGGCCGGGTGTCTGCCCGACCTCGACGCCGCGGCGGCGTGCGCCAACGGTCGGTCTGAGGCCGTCGACGAATTCTGCACCGACTATGACCCCGCGGCCGGGGCATCGTGCATCGAGGCGCTCGAAGACCTCGGCGCCGACGCGCTGTGCAGCGAGGTCTACCCGGAGTCAGTCGCCGAAGCCTGCGGCGATGCGTGTGGGTGGTGACAATGGCCGACAAAATCGAACAGACAAAAAGATTTATATCGTCCGCACCTGAGCCGCCATCCGTAGATGGTGACGAGTCAGTGGGCGATAACGATCTGTCTGGGCGATTGAATCCAAAGCAGGCCGCACTCGCGTCGGCGATGATCGCGGGATGCACAATCAAAGAGGCCGCCGAAAAGGTAGGATACCAATACGGCGCCGCGCGCCAACTCGCGATGAAGCCCCATTTCAAGGCGGTGATCGCAAAGGCTAACGCCGAGGCGTTGGAGGATTCACGCCGAGACATAGCAAGCCTTCGGGGTCTGTCCGTCCGGCGCGCGCGAGACATTCTCAACGATCCGTTTGCACCGATCAACGTCGTAAAAGACGTGATTGTCGCCGTCTTCGACCGCACCGGCCTGTCACCTCGATCTGAGGTGTCCGCGGAGGTGTCGGTTACCCGCGTTGCATCTATGTCGACCGAGGATCTTCTGTCGGAACTGCGTAGATCCCTCCTCTCCAACGGGGCATCCGAGGCCGAGGTAGAGGCCCGCGTCGAAGCCATGCGCGCCGGGATTGGCGATGACGCCGGCGGAGATTGAGCGCGAACTGTATCGTCGCATGGGCCTTCTGCACCCAGACGAGATCAATGAGGAGGCCGCGCGCCGTGCGGCCGTCAACGCGAGAGACAAGGCCGTCACCGCCGCCCGTGGCGACCTCCTGGCCTTCGTGCGCCTCGCCCACCCAAACTACGAGGCCGGCTGGTTCCACTCCGAGGTCTGCGCCGCCCTCGAACGCTTCTCCGCTGCCGTCGCCGCCCGCCAGTCCCCGCGGCTGATGCTCTTCGCCCCGCCTCGACACGGGAAAACGGCCATTGTCTCGCAGCGGTGGCCCGTCTGGCACCTCGGCCGAAACCCAGGGCACGAGATCGTCTGCGCCAGCTACGGCCAAGAGCTCGCCGACGACAACAGCCGCGCCGCCCGGTCAGTCGCCCGCGATCAGTCGACGATGGAGGTATTCCCCTCCCTGGGCTCCCCGCGCGTCGTCAAGTCAAAGGCCCTCGCCCCCACCGACCTCGATCAGGTCGCCCACTGGCGCGTCGGGAACGGCGGCAGCTACAAGGCCGTCGGTGTCGGCGGCCCCCTCACCGGCCGCGGCGCGCACATCCTAATCATCGACGACCCGGTGAAGGATCAGGCCTCGGCCGACTCGCCGGCCGTCCGCAAAGCCTGCGTCGACTGGTACAAGTCCACCGCCCGCACGCGCCTCGCCCCAGGAGGCGGGGTGCTCCTGATGGCGACCCGCTGGCACGCCGAAGACCTCGCGGGCGTGATCCTCGCTGAGGCCGCCGCAGACCCCAACGCCGATCAGTGGCAGGTCGCCTGCTACCGCGCCATCGCCGACGAAGACGAAGCCCACCGCGCCGCAGGCGAGGCCCTGCACCCCGCGCGCTACCCCGTCCCCGAGCTGCTCAAGATCCGGGCGACCCTGGGCCCGCGGATCTGGCGGTCGCTCTATGACCAAAACCCAGTCCCCGACTCGGGGAACATGATCCGCGCTGAGTGGTTCGCGACCCGCTACACCTGCCGCCCCGAAGACCTCGCCGCCACCGCTGATAGCGTGTGGGTGACCTCCGACGCCGCCAAAAAGCCAGACGGCTCCTCAGACTTCCACGCCATCCAAGTCTGGGCGCGCAAGGGCGCAAAGCGGACGCTCCTTGATCGCCGCACCGAGCGAATGGGCTACCCGGGCTTCGAGGCGGCCCTGGACGGCATGATCTACAAATGGCTCCCCCACCTTCGCCGCACCGCTGGCGCCGCGCTGGTGGAGGACACGGCCAACGGAACCACCTACATTCAGTGCCGCGCGCACCTGTCACCCGTGCCGATCATCGCCTTTCACCCGTCGTCAGACACCCCGGGCCAGGACAAGAGCAAGCAGGCCCGCGCCGTCTACGTCCAGCGGGCCGCCGAAGCCGGGCAGATCGAGCTACCCGCCGCCTCCGTCTGCCCCTGGGTTGAGGATTACGTCTGCACCCTGACGGCCTTCCCGCTCGGCGCCCACGATGACGACATGGACGCGACCTCGCAACTGCTGATGCGCTGGGCCCTCGAAGACACCCAGCCGACCCTCGCCGCATCGAACGCGGGCCTGTCGACGTGGTTCGGGGTATAGTCCGCCCATGAGCACCGACGCCGCGCCCGAAGCCACCGCCCCCGACCACCTCGACGCCGCCGGCGCCTACTCGGCCGCCGCGCTGGTCAACACGCTGTCCGGCATTGGCGGCGCTCGGGACAGCGGGCAGGCGGCCCGGCCGAACGTCCAGCGGGAGCTTCTCAGCGACTTCGAGTTGGAGGCCCTCTACCGCGACACGGTCTATGGGCGCCTCTGCGAGTTGATGCCCGACTACGCCACCCAGCGCGGCTGGACCGTGTCCGATGCCACCCCCATGGTGGACCCCCTCGAAGAGCGGATGCGGGCGCTCCACGTCGCCACCGCCCTCGGCCGCGCTGACGCCCTGGCCCGGGCCTACGGTCGCGCCGCGGTCTGGGTCGTGGTCGACGACGCCGCCCCCACGATCTCCGACCCTCTCGATCCCACCACGATTATCAGGGTCCACGCCATCCACGCGCTGTCCTGGCGCGACTTCTCGCCGATCGCCTGGGAGACTGACGTGCGCTCGCCCATGATGGGCAAGCCGCGCCTCTACTCCGTCACCCCGGCCAACACGGGCCGCACCCACACCGTCCACGCCACCCGGCTCCACGTCCTCCTCGGCGACCCGCTGACCCCTGCCTTCGCCTCCGACGTGCGCATGGGCGCCCCGCTGGCGTGGCGCTGGTGGGACGCGATCCGCGACCTGTGCAGCACGTCTGCCGCCGCCGCCCGCGCCGCCCAGGAGCTTTCGGTGGGGATCTTCCGCCTCGCCAACCTCGCTGGGCAGGCGACAGGGGATCAGGCTGGCGCCTTCGCCGTGCGCATGGGCCTCCTCAACATGGGGAAGTCAGTCGCAAACTCCATCGTGATTCAACAAAACGAGGAGTACCGCCGGGAAAACATCCCCGCGTCTGGCTTCGATGGCCTCTCCGCGTCCGCCCGAACCGCCCTGTCGCTGGTCACCGGCTACCCCGAGCAACTCCTCTACGGCACCGCGCCCGGCGGCCTCAACTCGGATGGGGATTCATGGTGGCGATCTTGGACAAACGTAGTCGCCGCCTACCAGACCCGCCGCTACTTCGAGCCCGTCCACTGGCTCTGTCGCTGCCTGTACGCCGAGGCCGGCGGCGAGCCTGAGAAATGGCGACTGGAGTTCAATCCCCTCGGCGCCCTCGACGACAAGGCCCGCGCCGAGATCCGCTCCCTGGTGGTGGCCGCCGACGCCACCGAGATCGCCAACAGCGTGCTGACCCCAGACGATGTCCGTGAGCGGTATGCGACAGGGCGCTACGAGAGCGAGCTGCAACCCCGGCGCCCCGTCGCCCAGGAGCCCTCCGACGCCCTGACCCCCGAGCAACTCGCCGCCGCCCGCGCCCGGCTCAGCGCCGCCCTGTCGCGCGCCGACGCGGACACCTACCGTCCACCCGCCGGGGCCGCGGGCAACGCCCGGAAGGTCCTCCAGTGGCGCGAAGAGCACCCGAGCGAGATCCGCGGGATGACGGCGACCGGCTGGGCACGCGCCCGCCAGCTCGCCAGCGGCGACCCGATCAGCGCCCAGGACGTGATCGAGATGCGCGCGTGGTT